CCGCTTCAGCCTTGGCTTTTGCCGCAGTCAGGCGCGGGTCCTCGGCAGTCCATACCGTCACCAGAGTCTCGGTGAATCGACGACCCGTCATAAACTTGAGAGCTTCGGACAGACGGTTGCGCGTAGGAACAGCATCCGAGAATTCCTCAATCTTCACAACGTCACGATTGCCCTTGGTAGAACCGCACACGGCAATCTTACCAGTGCCGATTTCAAGCCCATTGGACTTACCGTTCATCAGGTTGATAACATCGTGATGACCAGCGTCATCCGCAATGACGACATACTTATCGCCATTCTTGACCGTCAGAACCATACCGACTTTCAAATCGTTATTCGTCTTAATCATACTGTTTTTGTCTCCTTGTTTAATAAAATTTATGTGAATAAAACGGACACTAATTAAGTTTCCCATCCACTATATATAGTATATCATATGAACGGGTGTCTTGTCAAATAAAACAAGACTTTATTTCTTTTCACCAAACATTGCCAACAATAATTCATCGTCATTATTTGGCTGTGCGGGGAATGTTCCAGTTGTATACTTTTTTACTTCATTATCTTCTTGAGTATCGTCCAGAAACTTAGTGACGCTTTTTCCTGCGCCTTTTTCTCCTTTTCTGTCGATTTTCACTTCGAAAGGGAACTTTTTCTTTGTCCCCTCATCATCAAGAATCTTTTCAATCATTTCGATTGTCTGGAACATATCTTTTACGTTGACAATCTCTTTTTCTGTGTGATTATGCATATAACCACATGAGAAGTTTACGCCCGCAATGTTCCAATCAGGACAAAACTCACAAATATCTGTTCTTGAACCCGGTGTTTCTTTGTACCCGAAAGAACATATATAATCTATAAACTCTTGATTTTTGCACCGATAGAATACAGCATCTGTCGAACCCTGTCTATCAATTTGAATCGCAAAGTTGATGCCATCAGCATGCGCTTTCAACGGTTTTGTCGCCTTTCGCGCACCGATACATCCAGATTCTTCCTGTGTCGTGAATAACACATATGGAAGTTTATCCTTACTACGTTTGCTGATAATTTTCAGAATAGTATAAATACCATTCCTATCGTCTCCACCAATACCTTGTGGCGACCAAATAAGTTCCTGTTTTTCATCATACAGAATCGTTTCAGGAACAACCTTGAAAACTGTATCCATATGGGCACACAAAATTACGGGAATTGTGCCTTTTGCGAAAATATAGTCGTCGGTTATGATACAATTATCTTCGCCATAAACCTTTGGAATTTGACGGCCAAGATATTCGACAAGGTCGCGTTCGCGGCTTTTAACGATTAGTTTATAGCCGTCGAAGTTAAATCCTTTCATTGTTTTTCTCCTTTGCTCTTTTTCGAAGAAGATTGATGGACGATATGGTTTTCGAGAACGTCGGTTCTGATTCCATATAATGAATCGCGATAATCGTAATATACTCCCATTAGAAGTTTGACTCTTGAATCGTTATGAAAGTAAAAGATATATCGTTTTTTCTTGTCCTTAAACACTTCTTCGACATTGATTATTCTACACCCATTTAAAATTAGATATGCCGCCATTTGAAAGTCATATATGGTTTTAATCTTTTTAGATTCGTCCATGCCATATCAACCCTCAAACAATCTTTGAAATATCGGGGTCGGTTTTGTTTAGTTCACTTTTTGGCGGCGGTGTAGCAGGAGTAGATGAGTATGTTGTACCACCGTATTTACTTGTCCCGTAATTATTGCCATAAGCGTTATAATTACTGTAAGAAGTCGTTTTTGACTTACAGTTCTTCCTGACTTCTTCAAGAATCGCATTATAATCGTAGTAATCTGCTGAACATGGTTCCCATGATGCATCAAACCCATCTTTTACAGTTCCTGGGTCGCAATACCCAAAGGCTATGCGATTTTCCAAGTCAAGATACCACAGATGTAATGACGCTTTACCATTCGGCTCTTTTGTGATTTCTCCGACAATAAGCCAATCTGTAACTTCGCACAGCTTTTCAAAATAAGAAAAATCTTTGTCGTCAAAAGCATCGTGTGTACTACCAAGTGTGTTGCGAATCATACACTGAGTATATATTGTACCATACTTTTTATCTACACGATACCCAATGTATTTGTTAAATTCCTCATACTTCGAGGAGTTTTTAATGTAGTCAACTGTCTGTTCAATAAGGTTCGCGTCGAAAAGTTCAACGTTTCCATCCTTATCAACAACACAGTCACAGATGATTGTGGCTCTTTGCGTCATAGCTCTCGCATATTTTGATAGCTTATCAAACACATAATCGTCCACAAAGATTTTGGGGCGTGTTGCTCCATCTAAAATCTTCATTGTTGTTCTCCTATCTGTGTTGATTAAAGGACAGATTTATGGAATACACGATTCCGTCCATCCAGTGGAAGTCCCGTAATAGGACACTTTGGATTAGAACCAATGACAATTGGCCCAGAAAATTCCATATTCATCTTATGACGAATCAAAACAGTCTGATTTGACGGAATATCGTCATAATGTTTTGCGTCACGAGCGTTCTCATAAACCGTACCACGAGAGTTTTTCGCTCCATTATTTTTCTTTACCCAAACGTGAGGAATGTCGCAGAACTCAGCAACATTACGCTCAAGTAGATTGCGGATTTCTGAAGTGATAGCTTCGTTCTGATACTTTTGAGGATACTCGCGACTAAAGATAAACATGTTATCTTTCTTAGAGCCATAAATCATCTGCCGCCAAGACTTAGAGTTCCACATAAACGGCTTTCCGTTACAGTCAAGGTCGTATGCGTACTCTCTATCAGACGCCATGAAAGCGATAAGGCTTCCCTCGTCGAACATATAGCTCAAACATCCAAGCCCATATTCTCCATCATGCAGAGCATGACAAGAACGCCAATCGTGTTTCGTCACACTTGCCGTCATATAATCCATCGGATTGATGCTGATATGAACTGTCGAATTTACCTCTTTGTTCTGGATAAACTTTGACAGTTCAATATCAAACTCTTTATCATCGAAGAAGTCTGACAAATACTTCGATAATTTCATTCCGCTTTGAATGGGCTTGTACTTGTTCAGTTCGGAATGACTACCGATTTTGTTATTGATGAACTCACGAGTGTCAAACATATCCAAAATTGGAGCATATTTGATAAACTTGCGCTTGAAGTCGGACATCATTGCCCTGATAAGAATTTCATCTTTGTCTGGCCTAAGCGCAATATTGATATCTCTTGTGATAGAGAATTTACGCCCAAACATGACATAATACTGCCATTTCTTCTCAGCCCAAAGACGAAGCCAATCTCTTGCCTGTTCTTTTGTGACAAACAAAGGCTTTCTCGTCTGCCTAGCGCCTCTAACGTTCCCGGTATTAGCGCACTGATTTAAATACAGAACAACCTCTTTGATAGGTGCTTTGTCCAGCATTTCTTCAATGATATCTTTTTTGTTAGCACCAGCCACAGTATTTGCCATCGTTTCAATGGACGTAAACACTCGTCCCTCAAGACGTTTGTCTTTGCTTCCCTCGTCCGTCATCTCGCCATATTTCTCAAGAAAAACTCCTGAGTTAAACTGATTGATTGCAAACACGAGGAACTCTTTTTCCCACTCTTTTCTTGCGTTCTCTGATACAACATGAAACGCATCCCACAGGAAATATACAACAGAATATCCATCTTTATGGATTCTCCATGTTGACAAAGACACTCCGTTTTTGTTTTTCGCATTGTATTCATTGTCGTACTTTTTGTCTGCTCTAAAAGCACAGGCATCATTATTCGCAACCTGATACTGATTCATGTAGTCACGAATATCGGAAAAGCCACACTGATGGTGCCATGCCCAGTTCACGATAAATACTTTGTTCTTGTTTTCTTCTGGATTTGCCGAAATATAGTCCGAGAAAGTTTTCTTGAGTTCATCATCATCAAAAGCCGTTTCTGGCAAGTGATGATTGTAAACCACAACCAATGTGTCGTCTTTGAAAAACTTACGACATACTGGCTCAAGAAGTTTTGCTGAGAAGTCCTCATATTTGGCTGGTGTGCCATCAAACTCCCCGACGATTCTAAAATCCATTGACTATTGCCTCCAATAAAAATTTTGCTGTGATTGTTCTCACTACAAATATTATAACATATTTTACTCTACATTGTCAAGCAATTTCAGTCTTTCGGCAACTCGCTTTTCCGCAGTAGAAAAAATATCGTTATCCTTTTCAATACCTATAAACACTCTATTTGTGTTAATACAGGCAATCGGCGTTGTACCACTTCCCATAAATGTATCCAATACAACCATCCCCTCATTTGTATATAATTTAATTATATATTCAAACAAGGCTACTGGTTTCTGTGTTGGATGCAGTCCTCTCTCTTGGTTAAATTCAAATACATTTGTCGGGAATCTTTGTCCAGTATTTATAATTTCCTTATCTTCTTTGTATGAAATACTGGCGGCTTCACCACCACTTCGTTTGCTTTTCCAAACGTATGGCCGTTTGCCCTCTGACAAAATTGGATTGTAGATATTCTTCTTCTTATAAAACACCATAATATCTTCATATCTACGCATTGGTTGAACCCTTGCTAAATGTGGTGTTGTTGCGTTTGGTTTTACCCAAACGCAACTGTACCTGTAAATATCAGGATTTCTTACAATTACATTTGCTGTGAAAGGATTATTACCAAACATAACAATTGTGCCATTGTCTTTAATAATCCTTTTGTAGTGTGTAAAAATCCCATCAATATCAATGGCGCATTCCCAACTACAATTCGTTGTATTATATGGCGGGTCAGTAAGAATTAAATCAATACTACAATCCTCAACATTTTGTAAAATCTCATAACAATCTGCGTTTATTAATTTGTTGAGAAATTGTTCGTTCATGCGTTACCGTCCTCGACTTAATGAATGTATTATACCATAAACATCCATTATATGTCAATCTTTTTCGGCTTCGACACGAACGAGGGTGTAAATTGAATTTAAAGTATCAAATATAATTTTACCGCCGTCTGCAGTTGAGACTACACCTACAACTGTGGTTGTATGAAGATACTTTTTAAAGTCGGGCCAATAAGGCAACACAGAACGTTTCCCTATCTCAAGTTCGCCAATAATTACTTTTCGTCCGATTCTGCTTTGTGCTCTTTCATCATCTTTGGTTGTGCCGTCCAGATTTGTAATCTTTTCAATTTTATACAAATCATCTACGACAGGGAATGTGTTATGACAATTCTCGCAATATGCTTTGTACTCTGGATAACCAGCGGCTCTACCAATTACGTTCATCGTCTCAATAAGCGCTTCATAGTCTGTATTTTGTTTTGTGTGATATCCGCATACAGGGCAAATAAATTCTTCCATTAGATATTACCATCCTATTTAAAGATTTATTTGCTCATTACTCTTATATTAGAATAATAAAGGACTTAGTTATACTAAGTCCGCATTGAACATATTTTGGAGCGATAGACGAGACTCGAACTCGCAACATTCAGATTGGAAATCTGACGCTCTACCAATTGAACTACTATCGCATGGCTTCCCCGGCTGGATTTGAACCAGCAACACACAGAGTCAAAGTCTGTTGTCTGTACCATTCGACTACGGGGAAACATTATATATATTATATCATATATTGTTGGTTTTGTCAAGCATTTTAATAATAAAACACAAAGCTTCTGCCATCACAGGATATAACAAAAGGCTCTAATGATTTCACATATACAGTCCCAAGATACCATACTGGCCTTTTGTTCGGGTTATCTACAACCACAAGATTTGAATACGTTTTCTTTAAACAAGCATTTCTCGTACAATATGCATTATTTGGGTGTAAATCATCAACTCTAATTTTAGTATAAGCGTTTTCTTTCTTCAGAGCCTCCATAAAAGCTCTGCCACCATATCGCCCAATACCAGAATTAAATTTTACTTTTGTATGTTTTCTCATAACATCACTCCATTAAAATGGTGCTGGTGGCGGGACTCGAACCCGCATGGGTAATATCCGTGAAAGCTTAAATTTCATGTGTTTGCCAATTTCACCACACCAGCATATTTGGCGCGCCGAGAGGGACTCGAACCCCCAACTCCCGCTTTAGAAGAACGGTACTCAATCCGATTGAGTTATCGGCGCTAATATTCACTTACCTATTTTATTTGGATATACTCTAAAATATAATCCGTCTTTCTCGATGATAAGTGGCTCGGTTCTTTCGATGTATATAATGCCCATCATCCAGAATCCTCTTGTGTCATATTTAGACTGAACTCTATCAAACCTTTCTCCATAGCATAATGGTTTCATATTAAATTCTGCTTTGTCATTCCTATATACAAAATCAAACCGAATATCACCCGGTTTACAATGATATTTCTCAGAAATCTCAATAAGAAATTTATGAAATAGAACACTTGTACCAGATTTAATCATGTTTACCCCCTACAATATATGGAATAATTGTTGCTCCATCGGCTTCAAATTCAAATGGAGAAGTAGAAATGACTTTCAAATCAATAAAACTCCACGAACCAGAAGAACCAAAATCTACTCCATCAAAGTTATCAAAAAACCTACAATTATATTCATTGTTGTCTGGAACATGTAAAATAAAATCAGCACGAATATTTTTATGATTATATCCTGAAAAAATTTCTCTTAATATTGAAGCCGCTTCATCAATATCATCAGTATAATATCCATAATATTTATCTGGAATTGATATACCGTTCTTATTCATCATATTTCACCCTATAAATAAAATAATGGTGTGGGCGGTGGGACTCGAACCCACAAAAGCTACGTTCTTAGCGTAGTGGATATGCCAATTCTCCTACGCCCACAAGAAAGCCGCCCGAATTTGGCGGCTTTAGAAAGGAGTTGTTTAGATGTATTACTTATGACTACTATTATATTATACCATAAAAGCGCACTTTTGTCAACCAGATTGGGACAATTTTTCACGAACTTCCATAAGAATATGTCCTAATTTATTTTCACCCACACCGTTACAGACACCCCAATATGTGTCTTTCCACCAATTACCCTCTACCAGCTCCTCACTTCCAGTAGAAAGCAGCTTGTACTTCAACGTTTCATTTTGAGAAAACTTTGAAAGAACAATGTCATACATAATACCATCTTTAACAGCCTCCCAATCCTTACGCAAAGCTACATGCCGCCCTTTGCGTTTGGATTCAGATGGAGATAGCCTACAAAAACTTTTGATTAGTGTTGAGTTTTGACACTTTTGTGCTTGGAAAGCGGCCTCGGCACTTCCAAAAATATTCCCTTTATATTTTATGGGCGATTCATAAAAGTTGCTGAGAAAAGCATATTCACCATCAAACTTATCAATCGTGTATACCATCTCCTTTACTGTACCTATATTATACCATATATAACGCCATAGTGTCAAGTATTAAGGCATCAAAAATTCATTGGCGTATGGCAGGCTAGATACCCATTCAATAAACTTTGCCCACTCCGTAAGTTTATGCCCTGTTCTTTGGCGAACAATACTATACAGATTTTCATAGTTCATTGTGACAGTTCGAGTTTGAAGCCATGATTCTGGAAGAATACGAATAAGTTCTTTCCAATATCTTTTGTCCTTTGTTTCAAGATATTTGTCCCGCAACTTATTACAAATGGTTATAATATCTTCCCAAGCATCGTCAATAACAAATTCTGCTTCATCACCATGAACGCATTTGTACTTATCCAAAGATAACATATGTGAATAATCATCCATTTCAAAGTTATCCATTGTAATTGGATTGCGCATAATAGTGTGCATGGTGCTACTGCTGTTTGCAGTAGTGCCTATTTTATATGTGTCGAACTCCTTGAACCAAAATAAACTTCCCGTTATATCAACAGAAACCATAATTTGACGCAAAAACTTACGGTGTTCAGGGCCGCCCGCTATCAATCTCTTGGCTAAATTCATATCATTTTCGCCAATTTTTACCGTCGGCGAGAAAATACTATCGCTTTTCGCGTGAGAATCTAATGGATTACGCATACCACGAATCGCATGTTCAAACCCCCACACATCGGTTTTATCAAATTTTATAGCTATTCACTCCCTTTGTATGCGTTTCCTCTGTTTTATTGCTATATGTTATGGTGATTGGTTTTGAGTAAAACGTTTTACACGTTTCATAGCAAGCGCAATTGCCATTATTTGGATATAATGGACATGTAAAATTATAACAAATCATTACCAAACTATCTCCTTATATCCATTTTCACGCAAAAATTCATTTGTTTTTACAAAATGATTGTTTCCAAAGAACCCATTATATGCTGAAAACGGACTTGGATGCGCTGACTCTAACACAAAATGTAACTTATTTGTAATAAGTTCACGCTTTTTCTGGGCGAACTTTCCCCATAACAGAAAAACTTTTGGATTTTTGTCGTTATTTATATATGAAATTACATTATCTGTAAAGATTTCCCACCCTTCTCCAGCATGAGCGCCCGGCGTTCTCTGTACAACCGTCAAAATTGTATTCAACAGAAAGACACCTTGTTCAGCCCATGGCGTTAAATCACCGTTTTTCAACAAATGAGAGCCATATTCGTTATCAATTTCTTGATAAATATTGCGCAAAGATGGTGGTATTGTACATCCTTTATTAACAGAAAACGCCAGCCCGTTTGCTGTGTTGGGCGTGTGGTACGGGTCTTGCCCGATGATTACCACTCGAACATTCGATAAAGATGTAATTTCAAAAGCCTTGAAGATAGAATCAGACGGTGGATAAACCGTTTTTGTCTTATATTCTACCGCCAAAAACTCTCTTAATCGCTTATAATACTCTTTTTGTTGCTCTGAATTAAGGAAATCTTTCCAGTCGTTGTCTATTTTTATCATGCGGGACTACCACTGATAGAATAATCCTCAATATTTGACTGTTCCATTGCTTCCATCAGATTATCTTTGATGTCGTCAATGTCAATTTCTTCGTCATCTGGAACTTCAATTACAAATTTATACATGTTTTGTCTCCTTTAATCTGATGAAGTTGGTTTTAAAAACAGGAAGAATATAAATATAAGTAACGTCACTCCCCAAAACGGTAGTGAAAACCCAACCATTGTAAAGAAAAATGTATTCCATACAAGACAAATCAACCATGCCACAAACATGCTGGTTCCAAACATAAGTGCTAAAACACCTATAATAAGTAATAATGTAAAAAATATATCCATATTATCCCTCTAATTCTTTAGGATTATGCGCCTTTTGCTTCTGCTTAACTAATTTCCCGTCCTCTATATTATATCGCCAATACCAAGTTGTGTCAAGTAAATTCGTAGCAATAACGTACTGTACCTCCCCACCAATATGATAGGTTAGTACAGCACGTTCACCACGAGGAAGTTTGATTTCTGAAATTTTCATGTCTGTTCCACCAAATCTTCTTCGTCAATTACTCTAAATCTATAAACTCTGTATTGCCTTTGCTTCTTCATCTTTCGCAACTTTCCAAGAGTGGCTTCAAGTTGATGTAATACATCTCTTGTTTGTGGATTTTGTACAAATTCAACAATAATTTGCGCATACTCCATATCATTTTTGTGCTTTCTGCGCTCTTTTCTGTTCTCTTGGATGCTTTTAGCAACTTTGGTGAGTTCAACAGCATTCAGTTTGCCAAGTTCTAACTTGTGTAGATAATCTTGCGTCAACTGGTTTTGTTCTTCAAGAAGTTCAGAAGCGACACGATATTCCGATTCAATATTAGACGTGAGCCTTAGAAAGTTTGAAATTACTTCTTCATAATCCATGATTAAGCAATAACAAAATCTTTCAAAGCTGTATACAAATCGGAGTCACACTTGAGCCACTTGTCGGGCCACTCACAAACGGCCAGTGTAAATCCAAGCAGACTCTTTGCGTTTACACGAAATTCCGTTCCATCTTCAACGCCCTGATTCAGCAGGAATACGTCTCCCTCAGCGGCGTCAATAATGCTCATAATTTTAGTAATATCGCTCTTAGTGTCAACCCGAATCTTATACTTTCTCATTGTTTGTTTACCTCCAAATGTATATTTATTCATTATTTATGCATATTTATACATTATCAGATTTCTTCAAGCTCCAATAATATATAATGTTTAAACTTGATGTACTTATCTTCAAATTCGTCCATACTCTTTGTAACGATTTTGCTCTCTACGTTATGGAAAATGAAATCCCATCCGTCTCGTTCAAAGGCAACATAATGTAGAGAATGTCCAGTGAAATAGTAAATAATGCCATGTCGCGGCAAATTACCAGAATAATGCGAACGCATAATCCGAAACTTTGCGTTTATCTTATTGTTATCGTACTGTCGCTTCATATGCTTTAGCATATCAAACAACGATGTTCCAAAGATTCCCCACAAATCCACAGAGTTATTAAACATCTTATGGATTCGTTCTAGTTGTTCTTCAGCCATTGGCTGTCCGTAAATTGTTCTATATAGATTATAGAATGCTATCCATCCACAGCCATTATATGAAGATTTGTATTTTCCATACGGTAAGTCGCATCTGGACTGATATTCTATATAACCATCATCTTCCAAAAATTTCATGTGTTTACTCCCCACCCATCTGTCGGCCCGAATGTTAATTTGTCATTTATCCATTCATAGTGCCTTTCACGCACTCTTTGGCCGCAAAAAGGACAATAAAAGTTGACTTTTATGATACGTTCGCAACTGGGGCATTTTTGCCACTTTTTCGGCAAAAAACGTACTTTTTGCGGCTTTTCGGGCGAATTTTTGTCAAAAAGTGCCTTAATAAACGTCTTTATTTTTGGTACAAAATTTTCATCATCAAAATGGCAATTTTCTTCTGCTGAATCTAAAAATTCATAAAGTTCTTCTTTTTTAACCATTTTACAAACCTCTTACGGTAAATTCTTCACCAAGACATTCTACTGTCACAACATCACCAATTGAAGTTGGAATAATCTTAAAAGTCAGTCCGCCACCACAAGCTCCAAAATAACCACTGCTATTATGTCTCTTTAGCAAATCATTATACCATGTCTCAAGTCTATCATATTCATCATCGTCAAGTTCAAATTTATATCCTCTTGAAATCATGCGCTACTCCTTATTCGTTGAAAAGGTTGATACGAAAGATAACGTCCAAAATGCATAAGTAAGCAGTACAAACCACGTCGGAAATAAACCCGTCTCAAGTGCTGCCACTACAAAGAAAAGTGCCATAATCATCGTTGAAACGTATAACAGTGTTTTAACTAACAGATTCATTTGTCCACCTATATTAACAATGTAATTATATATTATCATACAACGCTACACTTTGTCAAATAAATTTACTTCTTTATTTCTTCAAAACATATTTGCTTAGGAAGCATATTACGACAAACATATACACTACTAAACGGAGGGTTTATCGAGGGCTTTTCTTCATAGCCATTCATATATGATATTCTCTTATTGAAATACATAATTTCAAAATCGTTGCTCTTAAACATATTATATCTTTTCTCAGACTCGAACAGCCCCACTACACCTACAAGCATAGCAAACGGTATCCCAATGTCAAACAACCTCTGTAATACCTCTCCCTTGACAGAATATGGAGGGTTGCTTATAATATAATTACATCCATCAGGTGGTTCTGTGCTGAAAAAATCATTACCATTTTTTATATGTGTATATACTACTTTGTGTCCATTTTGCTTAAAAAGTCTTACATACAAACTTTTTTCTGTATCAAACGGGCACCAAATTACTGAATTAGCGTTTATATATTTAAGAATTGGCCTTATGGCGTATTCCGGTGTATAATATTCGTCATTTTTATTAGTAATACTGGCAACTATCATATGTCCTCCTAATATATTACAAATCTAAAGGCAGAAAATCATTGAACATAAATGTTACTCCATTATATTCTGCATCCGCATGATAATGACCGCAATACCACTTTTTAAATGTTAGTCCGGCATCACATAATGATTCAAGCCATATTTCGGTTGAATTATCGACGGTCTTTTGGTCAATGCCTGGAAGAAACAAATGTTTTGGAATAGCAAAGTATGGACAAGTATGTGTAAATATGAAGTCAACTTCATAGCCATTTTCAAACAAACGTTTGGCGGCGTACTCTCTATCTTCGTCTTGAGGCTGTTCGTCCTCGAACCAAACATAATGATGTACTAAACGATAGAACTTATCAACAGAATAAGCGCCACCACAACAAAATATCTTTTTGCCATTTATTGTATATACTTCGCCGTCTCTTGTAAAGAGTATATTTGGGTATTTATCTTCATAATAGACTATTCCGCCGAACATCTTTTTCGTCCTATAACACTCAAGTTTTTGATGGTTCGCGTCATGGTTTCCTCTGAGACAGATAAATGTAGCCTTTAATTTAGACAAATACTTTTTCTTTTCATCATCTAAATCGTATTTCAAGTGCCAATTTAAACCAACGTCGCCAAGAATAAATATAAACAATTCATCTTCTGGATTTTGTTTCTTAATAAATACATCTAACTTTTTGTACTGCCCATGACAGTCACCAGTAACAAAGTATTTTGTCACATTATCACCTATTACTTATACTTATTTTTATATCCAGAACAATCGCCAAAACCTTGAGAATTTTTATTATTTTTACATTGTTTGTACCATTCTGACGGGTTTTCATACGATTCATCAAAGTAAATACACCGAGAACACAATCCATCAAACTCATATTTCGGACATTTTATTACTCTAAACGTTTCAACTTCATTTGGAAGTATAGAAAACTTCGCTGTCCACCCGTCAACAGGTACAAGATTATAACTCCATGAACATTTTCCACAAGCATTAGCGCAACTAAAACATAGCTGGTCTTTTTCGTACATAATAATTACTCCGGTTCTCTCACCTTTGCGACTATTATACCACATATTCTTAGTTTTGTCAAACACTTACATGATAATTTGTTCATATTTGCTAAGATACCACGATTTTCTACCGTTAAACTCTCTCGAAGAAATCGCATAAGGATTAACTTTAATTACATTTTCTCTTACAACAGGATTTTTCTCATATATATTTGGATAAACTAGAACCTCTGACTTCTTTCCGCTGCCAATTGATATTGTTTCAAATGAATATGCCCATATTTTACCAGTTTTCTTGCTTTTAAGCGGTCTAACATCAAGCAATAATAGCTTTGTTCTATCTTCTTCTTCGTTTGTTCTGAAATCTATATAACCAACAAACTCATTTTGCCAACGAATCTTATCAATTATCTGGAAATCTTCTGAATGAATTACCTTTAAATATTCTTCTACTTCTTCTAGGATAGGCTTCATATCCAAATCCACATACTTTTTTGCTGTTTCTCTGCTGTGTCGTTTGAATATACTTTCAATTGTATTGGCATCTCCAAACTTTTCTTTGCTAATTGTTTTTGACATACCAAATGCATTATAAAAACGATATGCGTTTAATAAAAATTTTGAGTTGCCAAATTCTTTGAAGAAGTCAAGTTTGATAAGAATTTCAACTTGTCGCGAATTTATATGTTTAGTGTCTAGCCTTGAAAGAAAATCAATAAACCCATTATATTTTTCATCACGCAGACTAAATAGGTATTCTGCGGTATCAGGACTTAAAAACTTAATTGAGGATATTCCCTTATACACAGCATTATGTTCTTTATCCATGTAATAATTGGAGCGAGAGTATCTAAATTGTGGCGGGTATATAGAAATCCTCATTTGTTTGGCAAGTTCTGTACAGTCAGCAATATCTTTTTCACTTTCAATTGTGTTAAATGATGCAGTAATAAACTCTAAGGGATAATAATACCGAAGATATGCGCACATATATCCAAGCAAACAATATGCTATTGAATGGTTGTAGCCAAACATGTATGAACTAGCATCCTCTATTACTTTAAGAAACTCTTTTGCTTCTTGTTCGGCAACCTCTCTTGGCTTTTTAGATTTATTACAATACCCCTCAAGTATAGATGGCATTGCCTTTTCAAGCCTATCTAAATCTTTTCTGCCAATCGCTCGTCTTACGTTGTCTGCCTCGCCACCGCTAAGCCCGCAAACCTTTTGTAGAAAAGCTATAACATCCTCTTGATATACAAGATACCCATAATTGTTTTTAAGAAGCTCATCAATTTCTTCTGACGGGTTCTTATGAATTTGTTTCTTTATAAGCCCATCTCTATACGAAGCGCCACTAGGACGAATCATTGCTGTAACCAATGACATATCAAATATGCTATGTGGCTTAAATTCATTTATCATTTGGAACGCAAATGGAGATTCCATTTGGAATATGCCAAATGGAGAACGAAGCATGTCTGCCCATATATTTTGGTCGTCCCAATCTATTTCGTGGCTTTTAGGATACGGCTTTCCTATAAGTTTATATGTCTCATATATTGTGTCAACCGTTCTCAACCCAAGGATATCATATTTTGCCAAACCAACTTCATGTACAGCTTCCATATCTAGCTGTAACACTCTATTCCCGTCTGAATCAACTAATGTACCATAGTTATCATCCAGTGTTATCGGAGAAATAACAATACCAGCTGGATGTCTTGATTGCGATATACAAGTGTTTAATATACCATCAAAGTATTTGAATATATCTTTATACTTATTTCTAGTTTTTTCTGGATTTTCTTCATACTGCTTTTTTATGTATTTTACTAAATTCAAGTCATATTTTAAAGCCTTACCTATTAAGTCTATCGTTCCCTTGTCAACAACGGTTCCAATCGCCAATACGAAAGCTGTTTTGTCTTTTCCAAATGTTTCTATACAGTGATTAAACACAGCGTCACGTTGATTACCGGGAATGTCTACGTCTATGTCTCCTATCTCAACTCTAAATTCGTTACAAAACCTTGAGAATATAGTGTTCCATCTTACAGGGTTCATATCTATAATATCAAGCACATATGCTGTTGTAGAGCCGCCAACGCTTCCTCTCGCTGGCCCTACTGGTATCCCGTTTTCCTTACACCAGCAAATCAAATCTGACATTGACAACATAAACGTTATCATATTTACTTGTTTAAAGACTTTATATTCTTCATTAAGGTTCTTTCTTACTTGCTCTACTTCATCTTCTCTTATTATCCCATTTTTAATTTTATAATCAAGTTTTTCTCTTACTTTATTTATAAATACTTCTTCGTCGTTATCACTTATCTTTGGATATTTTATAGACGTGTCAAGTTCATATGTCTCTACATCATCAGCTATTTTAACAGAGTTTTTTATGGATTCTTCTATTTCTTCGTCTGTCAAAACAAGTTGTGCTTTGAGAAGTTCATTTATTTCTTCTCCTGATTTAAACGTTAAGTCAAAATCATACTCATCTTCGCCAAATGTAATCTCTTTACCAGCCATCAAAATCTTTCTACATTCGGCCTTGTATTGATTAAGACTGTGTACGTCGTTTGTAGCTACTAATTCTTTTCCTCTTAATTTTGCCTCTTTTGATAAGTTTTTATTAAGTATAATTTGTTCTTCTGTATTATGAGGCTGAACCTCATAATAGTCATATTTATCAAAAAGCCTATCTCTATACTTAATGAGAGTTTCTAGTCTTATAATGTCTAGCGGACAATCTGATTGAGACAGATATTTTATTTCTCCATCAATTCTTGACAAAACACCAGCCAAACACGCAGACAAAGATATTATATTGCTAGAAATTCCTAGAAATTCATCAAATGTTATTCTTGGCTTATAATACATATGAGATGGTGTGCTTGAAATAGACACAAGTGAGTTTAGCTCCTTTATGCCATCATTATTCTTTGCCAGTAAAATCGTATGATAATTATCTTTTACTTTTTTCTGTACTCCATCAATTTCAAAGTATTCTTTAGCTGTTAAATACACTTCACAACCATGTATATATTTAATTCCAACCGAATCACAATATCTTTTCTTATCGGTCCAGTTTATGATTCTTCCATGATTTGTACACGCTATTGCCTTTTGCTCATATTTAACAGCTAAGTCTACATATTCATTAAACTTTGTACAACTGTCTAGCAAAGAATTATCATCATGTAAATGGAGATTAACAAAATCAATCACTTCTTAATTTCTCCTAATACTTCTGAAGCTACCGCTGGCTCCTTAATATTACAAACAAGTCTTGGCAATAACTCCTTTGGGTATGTAATACTGTTATTCTTTTCTGCGGCTATTTCCCATCTATATTTATAGTTTAATTCTTCTTTATCTGAATATACACGATAACTTTTTCTATCATAATACAATTTTACTTCTTTATCGCTATAACCTGTTTCTCTGTCTTTAATACACCGAACTAATGTGTTATATCCCTCTGGGTCGTCCCACAGAATTTCAACACTAAATGCTCTATTACAGCACTTCAAAATATCGCTAGAACCAGCAATATCGTCTCCACCAATTTCTTTGGCCCCCGGAGCAAGTTTCCTACTGTGAGCAACAAGAACTACGCGAACAGGGTATGTATTTGTAAATGTTTTCAGGCTTATAACAAAATTCTTTTGCTTTTCGTATTTATCATCACCATATTCATGTGAATAGTCAATTGTCAACAAAGAGTCTACAACAAAGTTCTTAACACCATATCTTTTATATGCGTATTCCATAGCTTGTAAAATAGATTTTGAATCTGTATCAAATTCATTCGTATCATTGTAGTTAAAGATTTCTTCGCGATAGAACTTCTTTATTATAGTTGAAGCCTGTTTCGTTACTCCATATCCATTCGGAGCGCCCTTATTCTCATACTCCAAAATATGTCTATTAGAAGCAAGCGGCTTTAGAACATTGGCTAAAAGTATTCCGTTCGGAATCTCACCACTATATATAAATACTTTTTCTCCTGCCTCAAGAGGAGCCGCTACAAACATAGTGTTAATAATGCTAGATTTACCATTACCAGACTTGCCAGTTAAGATTGTCAAAGAGTTCTCAAAGTTACCGGAAAATATTTTGTTCATTGCCTTGAAACCCATGGAAATCTTCGGCAAATCATTGATTTGAACTTCTTCAACGTCCATAAGGTGCTGTACTCGCGGATTATCTTCCATTTTGGCATTGGAAATCATATTAAGAACATATTCTTTTCCACAAGCCGCTAGAACGTTATTAGCGTCTACTTTATCTATATTATGCGTTCCAAAGAACTCTTTAATCTTCTCTTTTACAGTTGAATTATTTTGTACTGTCTTTGTGCGGTAAACACCAAGCCTTTTAACACACTCTCTTATTGCTTTCTGTCCAGGCTCATCATCGTCAAACCACAGAATGATTTCTTTACACTTTTCAAGTATATTAAAGTTAAAATCAATCCAGTTTAAGTCGTTCGCACCACCTGGAATAGATACAGCGTTTGTATATCCTGCTTCTACACAGGCCAATCTATCATTAAGTCCCTCCACAATAACTAACGGGAGTGACGGATTAACTTTATTTATACCGTATAGTAAAGCACAATTACTTGAACCAACTTGCCAATGCCATTTTGTATCTGTATTCTTCGCTGACGATGACACTCTATACTTAGTTTGAATAAGTTTTCCATCGGCATCATAAAACTGATAAGCAATATTTCCGCTACCGTCTTGCTTCACATTACAAAAGTCAAGTGTTTGTGGAGATATTCTACGCCTTTTTAGGTATGCTTCAACGATTTTTCTATCATTAGCAGGCTCGTCTTTGGCAAATTTAAAGTTCTTATAAACATCAACTTCATCATCAGACTTAAAATCGTCTGGATTATACTCAACTTCCGCCTCTTTAAACAATTCTTCTACGGCTTCTGCGAATGTTTTGCCCTTATATCGAATCAGAAAATCAATATAATCCATCGACATTCCAGTAGCAAAACACTTCAAACAGTTACCGTCAGAATACCAGTGCGCGGACGGAGTATCATCATCTTCCTTGAAAGGAGACTTACATGTAAGTTTCGCAAAATTTACCTTTTCAAGTGGGATTTCACCGGCCATAATGTTAAATGCTTGGTCGCCCAATTTTGCTTTTGCCGCTTCAATTTGTTCTCTACTTACCATATACCTACTCCGTCCTTATTATATCACAAGACGAAAAAGTTGTCAACCACTATCTGAAGCACATTCATCCCTTGAAGAACATAAATATGCGCAGAAAAAGTCATTTGGACTTGCTGAAAAATCTTTTTCGTCGTAAATTAACTTAATGGTGCTCTTTATCCAATCAATTGTTTCTTGTAAATCTTCTTCGTTAAACTTTATAATTTCTTGCGTATGTTCTTTGAACTGATTGAATATAAGTGTATGAGGATATTCCCCGAACATTTCTTTCACAGCTATCGCATAAATATACAACTGTCTTGTATAATCATGCAGTTCTTCTTTACTCTTAAATCTCCCCTTAGATTTATAATCTGTTACAATATATCCGTCTTTATCCTTGGAAACCTTATCAATAAACCCTAAAAACTTTCTTTCCTTACCAAGAACATCTATATTAAACTCGAATTTAATTTCAGCGCCTATAATTTCTTCGCTATCATCATCATCGAAGTTGGAAAAATATTCATATCCTTTATTAAAGTACGATTCATTTAAATCAACGTATTTGTTTGGCGGAGCTGGTTCGATAACATTATCCGAATAATTATCTTTATAATAATCAGCTAATTCAAATATTTCAAGTTCTCCGTTATTATATTTCTCGAACACTGAATGAGCAAATGTACCATACTGAGAAAAGAAATTTTCTTGGTCGGCCCTCTTTAATATGTATGAATAATACCAACCCTTTTTACAGTTATAAAAACTATTTAAACGCGAGAACGACCATACCATATCATCAACTATGTCATGTATCATTTCCTGTTCAAGTAAAATCAATAAACCACTACCTTTAAAATAATAGGCGGGGAGTTTATTTTCTCCCCGCCACAATTACACATTAGAACGGCAAATCATCCTCGGAATCAATTGCGCCAGTGGCTTGTGGCGCAGTTGAAGTACCAGAAGAATCCACTTTTTCAAAATCAAAGATAGTGACATTATAGAAATAAAGAGGCTTTCCATCGGCACCAGTCTTATTGCTCTTTTCGTGAGTAATAGTTCCGGAGTTAATCTTGATTCTATCTTTCGGTTGGAGAGCCTTTGCTTCATTAAGCTTGCTACCAACAAACGTTGCTCTCCAACTTGAGTTTATATACTTAGGAGCGCCAGTATCCGTAACTTCTCTGGACTTACGTCCAGTGCTCAAGTTACAATTAACATACTTTTCGCTCGGAACAATATCAAAAACACTTGCGTAAGTTTCTCTAATATTCAAACTCATAATCTAATTAAACCTCTTTAATCTCATTCATAATAATTTTCAATACTTCAATATCTTTGATTTGGGTGAAGTTCTTATTTCCAGCGTTATGCTTCTTTACGATGTCATACAAGAAATCCTTTGAAATGCCACTTGCCATCTTTGAAGAAAACAACTCTTTACACTCAATAATCTTCGCGTCCAAATCATCAGTGTTGCTTGTCGCTACAAACGTAGGTTTAACAGCGGGTTCTTTAGGCATCTCGCCCTCGCCAGAAGTAGCCCAATCTACAAGATTAGCACCATCTTTTTCTGTCAGCTTATCATATCTTCCCTCGAAAAGATGCGTATTGTCTTTTGCCACGGACGCAACATGAGTTTCTTGGTCGATATTAAAAGTTACAGTATAGTTGTATTCAATGTCCTTTTCCTGCTGTGAACCAACTCCAACCTTTTTAGGAATCTGCTTACCGTTCTTATCTTCCATCACATAATCATCTTTGCCACGAGCAGTAGCAATAATATGAATAGGAGATTGCAGAATTTTCTCCATCAAAGCCGCATGACGCGGTTTAAGTTTACCCCAATTCGTAAATGAGTTCCATTGTGTTACTTTATAGATTCGCTATTTCTATAAAGAGCATAGTTTATATGCTTTTCTCACGCTTTCGCGTAAGTGCAGACTATATCTTCATCCTCGAAAGGAGTCCTCACACTTTGAACCGCTTGGTTCTACTGGCTCCAACACCATAGTCGTTGAGGGCAGGACTGTTATATCCATTCCCTGCTGATTTCCCAATTTCACAATTTTTTATAGCATTTAAGTTTATCTGTCTCAAGATTCCTCTTTAGCATGTGAACTCTAAGGGCGTTCCAGCATATTCGTGAGGAAACGCTATATTGTTACCAATATAGCGGGCCGTGAATGTGTTTACGCCACATTACAACCGGGCATCTTATCATGTACTTCATTCAGCCACTTCCATTCATGGCTCAAGCTATCAATGATAAGAACTTTAAATCCATTGTCAACTGCCGCATCAATTGCTTCGATATAAGATTCAGAAGTGTACGGTTCACCGAGCTGCAAGTCGAAGAAATCAAACTCGTTAGCATAATAACGAATACGTCCATTCTCCGTATCAATAGCCGCGATTCCCGCTCCACCAACCTTGCCAAGCATACCAGTAGCAAGACGCAATGCTGTATATGTCTTACCACTACCTGACGGGCCCTTAAGGAGAAGTTTTACCCAAATCTTTTCTCGTTTTGCTTTTTGAAAGCTAAACCCAACTGCCATTAATTTTACCTCATTTTCTTAATTATTAAAATATATCAATAATGATATTACATAACTTTTTCAAGCTCGGCTCTAGCTTCTTCCACAGCTTCCAACGCTTCTCTGTATTTGTTCAAAGCGTCCTCTTTCTGTTTTCTTTCTTTGA